TAGTCCAACTCCACATATTAAATTCAATATTAAGAATATCATAAAACAAATTATAAAGAATCTGTTTAATGTTATCATTACTTGAATGAATAATAAGAATTTCACCCAATTCATTCTTAGTTACACTTTCATCTGCGTAAATATCCAATGCAGAACTAATAATTGGGTCCATGTCCATTGTATCATAATCACGGAATAATTCAATACGAGCAGCTTGATAACTCAATGTAAAGTCTCTGCTATATTGATTATATGAAGATGTTCTAATTCTATTAAAACGATCTCTAAGTGTATTACGGTCTGTAGCATACATTACTTCATCTGTATCTACCACCTTTAACTTCTTACCACCAATATTACGAATTACCGCATCGGTAGAAAAAAGTCTCTTTAACTTTGAATATAAAGATCTTTGTTTTAAAATTTGAAATTCTTCGTTTGCCATAGTTTTATATATATAAATATGTTACAATAACCAAGTTAGGTTTTCTTTTTTATCTGTAATTTTTCCTGTTGTCATTTGCCATGCTTCTTGGCTACTCACCGATTGCGCTTTATAAATATTTTGAGATCCTCCAATTCTGGTAATCCCACCCAACATTGATCTATTTAAATCCATACTTTGTTGTCTTAATTCTTTTCATCTCTGTTAACTTTATTAGTCAATTGTCTTTCAACATCAACGTATTGTAGGTCTGCACTACTATAGAACGTATTTGGATATTGTCTATCTATTATTTGTTGTAAAACTGCCCAACCAATATTTGCATTTTCAACGATAAGTAAAGCATTATTATATTCTGTAGCTACACTTACCAACATATTGCCATAATCTTTAGTGCCAATTTGTCCTTTATATTCAGCAACTTGTGTCAATGATTCTACATCAAGAACTTGAAATGCACTATAATCCGCTCCGTCACCTCTAGCAACATCCGCACTAACTATATAATTTCTACTATAATCGGGATATTCCCATATCCAATATCCATGATCCATTCCTCTCATTTCTATTGGTGTTTATCTCTCCAAGTTTGATCACGTTCTGGGTGTAAATGCCAAGGCAGTCTAATCGTATTGAATTTATTTTCCTTAGCCTCTGCTTTTATCCATGTTTGATGAAAGAAATTACCAACACCGTTTGGTGTACTTAACATGATTGCTCTACCACCAGTACTTAATGTATATTGAGCAGATAACCAAATTTCTTCAATGTTATCAATGAATGCTGCTTCGTCAATAATCAACAATGACAATGCAGAAGAACGACCAGATGTACCTGCGGATGACACGGCTTTAATCTGCGAACCATTTGTCAATCTTAAACTTAACCTATTATCTTCTTGTTCTTTTACTTTTAACCATGAAGGAAGATTATCATTAGCAAATCTAACACGGGTAACAATTTCCTTGGATGTTTCTTGGTTAATACTAATACAAAGAACATTTTTATCCTTATGAAATACCATTAACCACAAACTATATGCTGCGGTTAATGTACTAATACCCATCTGTCTAGACTTTAATATAATATTAAAATCATGATCGACTAAATCAGTTAAAGTCTTTTCTTGGAATTCATACAAATCAAAGTTTACCGTTCCACGAATAGGATGTTGAATTTTAACATACTTCTTCATGAAATAAATCGGATCTACAAGACATTTCTTGTATTCTTCTTTAATTACTTCTTTAAGTGTTTTAGGAGTACTCATTGATTTAATCTATCCAACACCAATTGTTTTGCTTTTTTCTCAATTTCTGGGTTATAATTTAATTTGAGCAATTCTTCATTGGCTTTTGCAATATTTTCGTCAACATCTTTTAAATCATTTTTCAAATCAGACAATACTTTTTGTATTTGTGTAGTATCATCGGTCCAGAATTCTTGACTACCGTCATCATTAAAAAATTGTAACTTTTCTTCGGGATTTTTTTCTAGATATTCAATGCTATCAGTAATATTTTTCTTGAAATCCTTCATTTCAGAAAGCATATTATTATAAATTTTATATCGTTCATAATCAGCATATACTCCTAATGATTTTAACTTACTGTCGAATGAAATAGTGCAATCATAACATTTACCTGTTTTAGGAAAAAATCTATCATCAAGATAATTACCAAATTTCATATCCGCATTACAGATACTACATCTTTGATCAATCTTTATTTGTCCAAGTTTAGATACTTTTCTTTTGGTTCCGTTTTTCCACATCCATTTATTACCTTGTGCATCTTCCCATTCTTCTCCTTCTTTTCTTTTACTATTATTCAAGTTAGGATCATAACCAACTTGAATAAATGGACGGTTACCATCGACATAATCTTTAACTATGTCAAGATTGCTTTTTCCTGTTGCTCTTTTCATAACTTTACTTTTAATCTATCCAATTCCTTTTTGAAATCGTCGAAGATTTCAGTTCTTTTGTTTTTATAACGAAAAGTATTACCTTTCACTAATTTAATTAGTTTTTCTAAAGTGTTAATATCATTAAATGTTACATTTTTGCCAAATAAAAATTCAGCAACGTCATCCATGTCGGTATAAACAGTTTTTATATTTTGTTTTTCTTGTTTTCCCTTTTCATTTGTTACTACATCTGCACTTTGAAGACCTTTTTTCCAATTCATTTGATATCTCTTCATCTTATTTGGATCTTCGGTAGGTTCATAACTATGTGACATAATATTCATTAATAGAATATTTCTTAGTGCTGCCTTATACTTTGATTCTGGTGCTCCAGATAAAGCTTTAACCATAAAATTTAAATCACCTATCATCAAATCAATTTGTACATATCCATCTTCATTTGGTGTTTCAGTAGATTTTACTGGATTACCATTTTCATCAATTATAGGTACATTCAAATGTAGTTGGTCTAATCCAGTATTTATTTTAAAAGATGGTATTGGAACATTTGACGGAACATTTGATTCTACATGCAGTTTTAATTTTTCATAAAATGTCTTTTTATCATAATCATAATTAATACCTAATAATTCATTTATTTGATCAGTAGATACAGCAACATCAATATCTCCTAATACTGGTTTGGATTTGTTACCAATTACTTCGTACTTTAATTTATCAAGATTCCAAATTTTCAAACCATTATTTATGGTAGATTCCAAATGTTCTTTAGGTAAATCACTATTGGCAGCAACTGCATTACCTCCTTCTGTAATCAATAATTCTTTTAATATATCATTGACGATTTTGTTTCCCAAATCAGCATGTTTTTTGATTTTATCAATAGATGCTTGAGTTTCTGGTGTAGTTGCTTTCTTTTCTTTTTTAGCATACTGTTCAATCATTTTTTCTGCATATTTATCTTTTATTGCTTTGATAAATGATTTGTAATCAAATCCTAAATCTGTAAGAATACCATTTGCATCAAGTGTTTTTGCAAAACCCAAAACGCCAGTAGTTAAATCTTTTAATTTTACATCATTTGGATTTACACCACTATGTGCAGATAAGTTTGGATCAATTGTTGTAATTTTCTTTCCAAACAAACCAGCTAAAAAGTCAGATAAATCTCTTAAAAATGTGGAAGGACTGTTGGATATCAACTTATCAACAACATCTTTTCTTAACATTGGTGATACAATTTTACCGTCTTTGAATTTGGCTCTTACGCCAGTATCACCAATTCTAATATTAAGAACTTCTGCTAGTGCAGAATACATTCCACCCATTGTAAATCCTTTTATACCTCTTTCAGGTGTAAATCTGGCTGCAAACCAATCTTTATATATTTTTGTAGTATATAATAAATCTAATTGTACCCAAGTATCTTCATCAATCTTAATTACAATTTGTTTGCCGTCAGATCTTTTGGCACTTTCAATATCAATGTAATTTTGACCACTTGTTTCAATAAATTCAATTACATTTTTAATGTATTCTTTCTTTTTATCACTACTTTCTTCCGCACTTTCAATTGGTATTACCACCATTACATCAATGTCACCGTAAGTTACTTCTTTTTTATCTTGTTGATCTTGTTTGTAATATCCAGCAGAACCTAATATTTGATAATCCTTAATTTCCGGTAATGATTTGTCAATCAAAAATTTATTCAAGTCACCTAAAAAATCTTTAAACTTTTCAGTTGATTTTTCTATTGTATCTGGTGTCAAAACTGTTTTGGATGTCAATTCTGGTTTTAACCAACCACCTTCATCAATTGGTTGTTTATGTGCAGCTCTATTTGCTGCGCTGAATTTGGAACGAGAAACATACTTAATGTCACCTTCTGGGTGAGAGAATACATAACCTTCACCTCCTGGTTCATTGCCTATATATGATTTAATTTCACTACCTTGATTATCAATTTGATTAATTATTTCATCTTTTACCGACATTATTTCTACAACAACTTTCCATAAAGAATCAAATCCGTCACGATTACTATTTACATAATCAGTAATCTTCTTTTTCATCGCATCTGTAAGATTACTTTGACTAATCCATTGTAGAAAATCATCACCAATATTTACCAATCCAGTATCAACTTTACTATTCAAATATTTATATAATATATCTGGGAAATTGGTCATCTTCATACTTGCCAATTTAGATGGATTAATAAAATCATCTATGTTTCTAGCATGTTTATTAATATAAAGTACAATATCTTTTAATCGTTTTTCATTTACATCTGGTGGATTATTTACAGATATTGGTGGTATTACTAACAATTGTTTACCTTGAAATACATTGTAATTTGTAATCGCAGTTTCATTTCCAAAGTTGTCTACTTCTCTATGTACTACAACCGCAGCTTTGCTTTGTGCAATTCTTCTTCCCAATTCAGAATTAACATCTACTGTATATGTTACGATATTTGGTTTAAAAACATATCTTCCATTTTCAATTAATGGTGTACTAAAATATAGTAAATCGCCTTTGAAATAACCTCTAAATGTAGTTGGAACTGATGATTCAAATATAGAAAATGTACTTTTCATATTTTGAACGAACAATCTATATTCGTCTGTTTTTACGCTTTTACCTCTACCTAAAAACATTTGTTCCAATTCTTCTGGTGATGTTGGTCTACCGTTATAACCTTTAGCAACAAACCCACTTTTATCGGTTAGCACAAATTTACCTTCATCGTTTCTTCCAAACACAACTGCTGGAGAACCGTCCCATTTCATCGTTACATTTTTATATCCGTCTTTTTCCAATTCAATGAAACTTTTAATGGAACGAATTGCTCCTTTAGAACCTTCCCAGAATATCAAATCTTCTGCATGGTCTATACGAGTAGCTTCGTTAAGTAATATATTAGATACCAAAAAATGTTCTAAATTATTCAGCTTTATCATATGGTTTTAAAAATGTTTTATCAAATACAGTAATTGCTTTGTTGTATGAACGATTAGTTTCGTCAAGAGTATTATCGGTAAATTGCCAATTCCAAAATAATTCATTTGGTGTTTTGAATCCAAAAAATTGAAGTACTTCTTTTTGTGTTTGAGTGACATCTTTACCGTTCCAATTTTGTCCAGTAGCAATAAATCCAGCGTCAATGTCTTTTACAATGTTTTTTTCTCCCAAATTACTGTGTCTATTTTCTATCCATGTCAATCTTTCAATCAATTTTTGATAGTAACCATTAGCTTGTCCCCATCTAATACTAGCAAAAAATAGAACAGTATCACTTTCAAAAAGTTCTTTACTTACCTTCCACAATTCGTCATTTTTTTCATTTATACTTGCCCAACAACGATGATATCCACTTGGATTCTTTTCTTTATCTTTTAATAAAGCATTTGATGTTCCACAATGATTGCCACCAAATTCTCTATTACTACTAACATTTCCTTCACACGGAAATATATTAAGTTTGGTTGTATCAATCAATGTTACTTTTTCTTTGCCTAATAAATCTTGGATTTTAGTAGCTAGTTGATTGCTTTTTGGTACATCTTCTTTATGTTGTGACCATCTATTACTGGTTGTCAACAATAATACCTTATTTTTTTCTCTTAAATAGTCGATTGTTTTCTTATACTTTTTAGCATAAAAATCCATATCTTGTTCACTAGAAGGCAATTGTGTTTCTAATAATAAGTCGGTTAACTTGATCATCTTATAATATAAATAGATTTAGTAAAGAAAAAACCCCCGCTTATTTCTAAGCAGGGGTTTTATGAATTGTTTACTTATTAGGCTCCTGGGAATGTAGCACCAGTTGGGAGAATGTTGAAGTCAAGTACGATGAATTCAGCAGTCTTAGTTGTTGAATTTGAAGTGTCTTTTGACCCCATACACAGATACCTTGACCAGGGAATGCTGCGATTGGATTTACACGACCTTCATACAATGTATCACGTTCACTGTGGGTTGTTCTATCTAGAACTTGAACTGCTTGTGCGATTCCACCACGGTTTAGACCGGCCGGAGCGAACCATTCAGCAGCAGCATTGTCATTAGCAGCATAAACTGCTGGCATTACTACTGATGGAGGTACACTTATAATCTTATTCAAGTTTGTATCTAGAATCTTAACCCAAGGATAATACGTAGAAACGTAACTACTGTCGATTGTAGACACATCATTTACTGCTGCGTCAATCAATCCTACTGTTTGGTTACTTGCTGGGAATACTACGTTATCCATGATGTAGAATGTATCACCACGGGCTTCACACATATCTGTTACCAAGTCAGTAACATAACTGTGTTGTTCGTGGAAAATACCAGGAGTTACAATCAAGTTGATGTCAAATTCATCAGCATTTCCAAGAGCACCTACACATTGTTTGTAAGCGATTGAACCCGCACTGTTAATATTTGTACAATTTAAACCTTGTGTATTACCTGCGATAATGTCACTTCCAACATTAATTGGAACTGCTGGTGATTGACCATCAAATCCACCTTGGAATCCTACTACGAACTTACGCATCTTGACATATGTAGCTTCGTTAGTTGCATCATATGTTGAAGGAATACTACCACTTAATGATGCAGCAAGTAATGAACCAGTTCCAACATTTGAACTTGTTGATTCCAAATCAAATGCGATATTATATCCTACAGTAGCACCAAATGGTAGAGGAGCAAAATATTGTTCTGTATCAATCTTTACACCTGCATTTGTAGAACTTGTTGGATATAGAGAAGTCAATTCACTATCAGCACCTAGTGGAATATCACTGATTACTGTACCAGAAGCATATTTGCCTGGTGCTAATCCATAAATACTTGCTTTACTATATTGCACTACTGGAACATAATTTCCAATTGTACCTCCAAGTGGAGTTACATAAGCTTCATTTCCATAAGGAACTGAAGATACTGGATATGGAACGGTATTCATTTCAATTCTGATATACTTACTTAAGTTTGTATAAGTACCGAATTCAATGATCTTACCAGCATATGTAATGAAGTTGTATCTATCACCGATTCTACGAGCAACAAAGTTTGAAGAATTTGGATCTAGGCTCAAGTTTTGGAAGATTTCCAAATACTTTGGTTTCTTATCGGTATCACTATAAGATCTTACTGCGAGTGTGAATGAACCCCAATCACTTCCTGCAACTGTACCAGACAATTTAACATTGCTGATTTCAATCTTATATTGTTTGTTTGTATTTGTACCATCACTCAAAGTGTGTGCTTTGAATAATTGATATTTTGTTACTGAACCTGGATTTGCATTACCACTCCAAGGAGCAATTCCTTGTGAAAGAATCCAAGGGGTTGCTGCACTGGTTAATCCATATTGAGAATCACCTGCATTCAAGTTTGTTGAATATTGATCAGTGAACTTCAATACTTCACCAGTTGCAAATGAACTAGATGGTAGATATGCACCATATACTTTCCAACCGCCAGTATTCAATTCATCATTTACTTTTTGAATTGAATCTTCGAATGTCTTGTATAAGTAAGCTGCTTCAATCTTGGCACCGGAAACTTGGTCGTCTTGATTACCAACTGTTGCATCATTTCCAAATACGTTTGTAATATAATTTGAATCTGCTGGATTTAATGAGAAATCATAATATCCAATTAAAGATGCGTTTTGAGCCAATATTAATTGAAAATTACTCAATGATGTTGGATCTACAGAACCAGTATAAGTCCCAGATGTAGCAGGTTTTTGATTCAATACAGAACCACTAAAACCAGGAGCATTAAAACTACTGTCTAATGTACCGTATTGAGTATTTGATAATACTGCCAATACTCTTGGTTTAACATTTACTGCGGTTGGATTACATGGATCGGCTGGTGTTGACCAAGTTGGTGAAAATGCAGTAGTAATTTTACCAAATGATCCACTAATTACACCCTTAAGATATACTTGTGTTCCACAACCAGTTGAAGATCTTAAAGCAAATATACTACCACTTATAAGTGTAATATTTGTACCAATCAAATTTCCATCAGTATTTGTAATTGTTACACTGCCTGTATTTAGTGATGCGGAGAAATATGATGTTGTTGATGTGGATTCTGCAATTGCTTGTAATAATTTATCATTATTTGTATAAGATCCGTTTCCTTGATAAGATGATGTTACATAAACACCAACAAAAGATTCTGAACCTATAGTAAAACTATAAGTTTGACCACTATTATATAAACTACCGTTTGGTGAATTTACATCTAATGTAGTGTTATCACCCGCAGTAGAATTAAACTTTGCAGTGAATGTTGCACCAGAAATAAATGATAGTGATCCACTTGTGCTTGCAGATACATAAGTAAATGTACTGGAAATATTGGCACTATCATATAGTACATAGGATGAACCACTATTTAAAGCACCAGCAGAACCGCTTCTGGCCCAAGTACCTGGTTGTGCCCAGATTACAAATGGATTGATTTGTCTATATCCTGTCAATGCACCTACACGACAAACGGTAACGAATCCTTTTTCATTTAAGTATTCTTTTGCAGTGTATGGGCCATAATAAACACCATCAGCAACACCGAACTTTTCTTCAAGATCGGCTGCGTTGGTGATTAATGTTGGTGCGAATCCAGGACCTTTTGGGAATGGAGCAAGTACTACTGCTCCAATTTCAGCAACACCTTGTGCTACTCCGCTTAGGTCGTTTTCTCTTGTAAATACTCCTGGGCTGACTATACGGTCAACAGGACTAAATTTTCCTCCTTCAGTTATTGGCATATGTTAAATTCCTTTCAAATGTAGAAATTTTGATAAAAAAATCTAAATATAAATATTCCCGAAAAATTCAAGATGTTAATATTTATAAACAATTTTAAAATTATTGATATAAAGGGAAAAATCTTCGGCCAGCACCTTCAACATATACAGGTGCCCATCCCCAAAATGATTTGCTTCCAATACCACTTAAATCTTGATTTGTTCCACCACCATTAATTGTAAATATATAAGCATTTGGATCTGTTAATCCTCCACCACCAATACTATAATCACCTTCACCAACTAAATAAAGATTTGGTATTATTGTTTTATTTTCTAAACCAGGAGTTTTTAAATCAGATACAAATGCACTATATTTCTTTTCTGGATATAATGACGATGTAGTATTATAATAAATAAAAGATAAAACCATTTCTTGAGCCGGCATTAAAGTAATAGATCCAGATTCTTCAATAGATCCACTACCAGGTCCATCAAAGCCAGCTACTCCGCCCCATTGTATTTGTTCATATGGGTAAAAATTAATTGTATTATTTGTACTTCCAGATGATACCAGTCTAATACTAAATGATCCAGATTCTACTGATGAACTAATGTGTACATTTAAATTATTAAGTGTATGTAAGTGCCAAAAAGAATAATCCGATGAACAAGTAATGGATGATGTAGATCCGCTAAAATATGATGAAGTAAATGTAAATTCACCCTGTCCAGCAGGTCCAGATGGTGATGGTATCCAAACAGTATCATAATCAGTTGGACTATTTTTTGCTAATACATAATTTGTAGTTCCACCTGTAGGTATTCCGTTATTCGCATAACTTGCACTTAATGAATAACTACTGCTCAATGCGTAACTAGAACTTATAGAATAACTTGATGTATTTGCGTATGAACTACTTAATGAATAACTTGACGAAACGGTATAACTAGCAGTAATTGCTCTTGATGCACTAATTGCCCATGAAGCCGTACCATATAAACTGGATGTTATATTATAAGAATAAATTGATCCTGTAACAGTTAATGAACCTGTAATTTCCGCACTTCCTGTGAATGGAAATCCACTTCCTGTTCCTCCTGCACTCGCACTAATAGTCACTATCGGACCAGATCCACTTATTATAGTTATTCCAGGCCCACCAATTATAGAGGTAATATTACCACCTCCACTTCCAGATATAATACTTCCAGAAGCAACCGCACTTGATGTCATTACACAAACTTGTTTAGTGTCATTATCCCATGTTAAGAAATATTTAAATGGTGCAGGTGAATCACTCCTACAAGGACTTTGCCAATTGATACTACTTGTTACATTTAAAACGTCTACGCTTATTACTGCACTACTTCCAATGTCTGGTGGAGCACTACTACCAGATGGATCAAAAACTTGAACAGTTCTTAAATTTGTATATGAAAGATTTGAATTGACATCATATAATTCAGACTTTATTTCAAATACTTCATTTGCAACATTTACTGGAAATGGAACTTTTACATAATACGAATTTCCAGTATAACCATACAATTCAGAAACTTTTATTGATAAATCAGAAACAATTATTTGTTTGACATTTTCGGGATAAACAACTAAAGTTCCATATAGATCTTCAGGAAATTTAAATTCAAAATTTTGTTTTTGATCAAAATATTTTCCGATTGTACTTCCGCTATAAGCAAATTCTGCAATTAATACGCCTCTATTTGAATCATAACTAATATTTTTATTTACACTTGGCAATGAACTTGTAATATAAAATTTTAATTTGGCCGTAGCGGAAGAATCTTTTTCTATTACAGATGTTCTGAATGAAAAAACATAGTCTGTATCTTTATAAAAAGTTAAAAAGTTACTGTCAAAGTTGGATCCTGATTGTGCAGATTGTTCATTTACATTATAAGGTAAATAAGAAACATTTCTATTTGTAAATGATGTATTTGCTTTTACAATTGCATATGTACCATTCAAATTACTACCAGATATTTTCAACGCATCAACAAATGTTTGATTGTCGTATTTAAGACTTAAATTGTTAGAGCTGGTAAACCAAAAGTTATTTATATGAAATTGACTAAAAAATACACCCAATCTTTCAAATGCTTTATTTGGTGTAACTGGATCTCTTAATATTTCTGTATCACCAAACGATTCATCAATTACTGATTCAAAATCACCAAGAGTTCTTAAACTTTTTCTATAAACCTTATGTTTAGCAGGTTTACCAGTAAAAGTATTAATATTTTTATAAATTATCTTGGCATAAGAAAATTTTTTATATTGTTTTGCACCACTTAATCCCAAAGATTCTTGTAGATAACTTGATGACAAAAATAAATTAGGACTATAAGTAATATCATTATAAACAATTTTATAATTTCCACTTGTAATCACTGCTATTTTATTATTATAAGTAAATGGTGTATCTAGAATTAATGTAGTAACATTTAATACATCTTTAATTAAAAAAGAAGCAGTAGTATTTATACTAATTTCATTTAAACTAGCATAATCTCTAATTTTATTTACATATAATTGTACTTGGAAATTCTTTAAACTTGAACTAAAGTTAGCAGAACCGTCGATTATTCTATAATCTACAAGATTTTTTCTATATCCAAACTTTTGAATATCAAAATCCGCCTTAGGTTGTACAGGAGTTGATATAAAACTACCTGTAACTGTTTTTGGATTATTTTCTACAGAAGATGATACTGCATAAGATAATACTGGTTCAACTTCAATTAATGGTTGGGTGTAAAATCTAATTTTAGAATCAGTAACTTTATTAACATTTATATTTATATTAGCCGTCCATCTTACTGTTTTATTGTCTGATGTAGTTGAAACTAATATTATTTTTCCAGAACCAACTGAATTTTGTTCATAAACATAAATTGATAGTACAATGATTCTTTTATTTGTTAATTGATCAACACTTATTGCCTTTTCAATAAAAAGAGGTACACCGTTTGATAAACCTAAAATTTGACCTGTCTTTATGCTGGGCATATATACTATAAATATATATACCCATTAATTATACATAATTAACTTTAGAGAACCCGTTTTCTTTCTTAATTTCAAGTCTATTGTCAACCATATCTCTCATACTATCCAAATGACTAATAATCCATACGAAATCAAAGTTAGTCTTCAAAAACGCAAATAAAGCACCCATAGATGATAAATTATCGGCATCAGCACATCCAAATCCTTCATCTATAGCTATAAAATTGGGTCTTGGTAGATTACTAATGTTAATTAACGCTACTCTCATAGCCAATGAACTAACAAATCGTTCCATACCACTCGCCAACTCTAATGGCCATCGTTTATCTTCATAATTAATATGTGTAGTTACATTTTTACCATCGGTCTGTAAGATTACAGTAAATTCTACTATTTGGTTTAATATGTTATTTACTTCCTTTTCAATAGTTGGTAAAGCTCGACTAATCAATTCATATGGAATACCATCTCTAGAAATTGCATTTGTATACAATTGATAAGCTTCATATTCAACTTCAAGTACTTTTACATCTTCAATTGACTTTTGAATAGTCTTTCGTTGTTCTTCAAATCCAGAAATCTTAGTATTATAATTAATGATGTTATTATTTACATTCTTAATTTCCAAGTCAATTGTTTTAATATTAGATTTAATTGAATCAATTGTATCTTTAACAGTCTTATTAAATTCAATCGCATCTTTATTATTATAATATTCCTTGATTTGACTATCAATATTAATTAATGAATTCTGATTGGAACTAATATTATTTGATAACTTTAAGATTTCAGTATTTAATTTGTTAATTTTAATCTGTGTTTCAACATGTAATTTATGAATATCGTTGTATTCTTTCCAATGATCTTTTATCAAGTTCTTCTCTTGTTTTAATTGCATCTTTAACGAATACATTGGTTGTACAAAAAGTACAATTTGGATCATACTTATGTTCTTCCAATTTCTTTAGTTTTTGTAATTTGGATGTTACAACAATCTTCTTCTTTTCAATAAACTGTTCTTTTTGACTTAAAGATGTTTCTAGTTCTTTAAATGATTCATACTTAGTTGTAATATCATCATTATCATAATTCTTTATAATTTCATCATATTCCTTATATGTTGATTCAACAGATAACAACTGGGACTTATATGAATTTAAACTGGAAGATTGTGTTGATATAGAATTTTCTAATGAAACTTTTTTTGATTCAAGAGAAACAATATCAATAATATTACCGTTAACATTAATTAGTTTTTTGGTTTCATCTAATAATCTATCATTTTCAGAATCTCTTTGATTAGATAGTTTTTCTAAATTAGAATTTTCATTTCTAAGTGAACCAGAAAAGTTTTCTATGTCGGCATTTAAATTCAACAACTTCTGAGTATAATCATTGTTCTTGAAATTCTTTAACAACGAATTGATTTCTTTAGTCTTATCAGACGCATCGTTATACAAACTGTCAAATATAGTTAGTCCCATGAATTGGGCCAACAGATCTTTTCTTTCTGTTTGTCCCATATCTACGAATGAACCAACCTTATTGTTTTGGATGCTCAAGACAGTTAAAATAAAGTCGTCATATGTACCAACATAATCACGAATGATATCATTAGTACTTCTACGAGCTTCACCATTAAGTTCTACAACTTTACCACCTTCTTCTTTCCAGAACTTTACATCTACTTTGACATTTCCCTTTTTATCCGCATGTCCTTTTCTTTCAATGAAGAAATCTACACCGTTAACTTCAAAGTTAAACTTGCAACGGAATGTCATCTTTTGTGTATTAAGAATGTGAGATGCTTTGAACGCTCTATCACATTTATCAAAAATACAAAAAGATAATGCTGATAATACACTTGATTTACCCGCAGCATTATTAGCAAATAATCCAACTACATTATGCATCTTGGTAAAGTCAATAACATTGTCTTCACCATAACTAAACATATTGTCAAATTCAAACTTCTTAGGTTTCCATCTAATATTTCTAACGATAGATTCTTTTTCCAAAGATGCATTTAAATCTTTATTTATCTTATAAATCTTTTCAAGTGTGTCTTTTGTAGGACTTACATTCTTATTATTAAGATAGTCAGTGATTAACTTATTTTGGTAATCCACATCAGATACATCAGTCAAATTAAAATTACTGTTGTCAATAATATTATTAGATGATGTATTAGGTGAATCTACACGAACATAAGTTACTTCAGTAACATCAGATTTTTCACGAATATGTGATAATACAGATTTAACTTCAGTAGCAACACTTTCAAAACACTTCAATCTCAATCTTGCCTTCTTAGGCATATCAGATATATCAGTAGTCAACTTACCTTTGTTAATTTCTGCGGTATAAAAACCGTAATCATTTGGAATTTCAAAGTGTTTAAATACTTTAGTCTTCAAATCCCAGAATACAAAACCATGTCCTTTTAATTCTTCTCCATGATTCTGTTGAATCAATGAACCTACATATACAATAATTGGTTCGGATTGATTTAAAACTTGATGTCTGTGAATATCACCTAACAATACAATGTCATGTCCATCAAAGATTTGATTTGTGATGGTTCTACTTGCAACTTTATATCCTACATCTGTAATTGCATTATTTACTGGTCCGTGAAATAAAGCAATTTTATAACGAGTTTCGTTTAAATAAACCTTGGGAATATCCTTCGCTTTAATATACTTATCTGGTTCGTCAAAGACACTATAATGATTAAATAGAATATCTCCTAAGATATAAAGTCCAGAATCCTTTAGATAAAATAAGTTTTTATGATTAATTGCGTCAACAATTGGACTCAAACTATCTAATCTATTTTTATTAGCTAATGTAGCATCATGATTACCCGCAATCAATACTGTAGGTCTTCTATCTGCTAGGTTTTGTAGAAATTCAGTTGTAATCTTTACACATTCTGGTGAAAGATCGCTCTTTGAATGCAAAACATCTCCCAATACGGTAACTACAGTTTCCGCAGGTGTCTTTTCTACTGCTTTATACAATCTTTCAAATACTTGATTGTATTCATCATGTCTCTTTGTAAGACGCAAATGAATATCTGCAATGTGAAATACATTCTTGAATTTTTCTATATCTGATTTAAGATATTTTGCCATATTATATTCTTAGTTTTAACTTAAATAACTTTTCAAAGTCCATCGTATCACAACTATCTATCAGTTGCCAAGTTTTTTCAAAACCTATTACGCTTGGATCTTTACCGTCCAACATTATTAATTTAGTTGGAATACTATTCTTGATTAGAAATTCACAGATTTTGATGGAATCTTTTATCGCATCATTGTCTAATAAAATATGTACCATCGGTACATCGTGTTCTAATAATTTTAATTTTAATTGCTTACTCATTGTCTTACCAAACAATGGTATACAATTATTTTTTACTGCAATAGCATCAAATGGACCTTCCACTAATGTTATTGGTTGTTCAAAGTTAATAAATAATTCAAATCCAATAATATTCTTTGATGATGAACAACTAACATATTTCAATCCTTTAGTTTCAAAAAAACTTCTAGCTGTATAAAAATTTAATATGCCATTGTTGTCATATGATGGTATTACCACTCTGTTTTTCAAATCACCTTCAGTACAATATCCAATGTTGTATCTAATAATATCATTCTTAGTTATATTTCTAGACTTTAGATATTTTAATGCATGTTTATATTCCAGTTCATTCACGGGTTCATTGATTGGTTTAAATTCTTTAGGCAACTTAACCAATTTTAGTTCTTCTGGTTCATCTTCAAAAGAAATAGAAAATTCTGTGGTTAGTTTCTTAGAAAAAGATTTTTGACTTAATCCAATTGTTGTATAATATTCTGCTGGAGCATTTAATTTCTTAAATAAAGTCTTGAAACTTGTTCCACTAAATCCACATACCCAACAATTATACTTACCTGTATGTAAATTAATTTCTAGTTTTCTTTTGTAATGTTTGCAAGATGGACAATGATAAACTGCATCAGTTCCCTTACGAATCTTAGGAACTTGATGTAACAGTTTATTTAAAACGGATACAATTGTCTCTTGATATAACAACATTAACTATACTTTACAATAAAAGTCTTATTCTATCAACTTTTTATTTGGATCATTTTTCACCCACGGTTTCTTATCCAATGCAACTGCAATTTTCATCAACTTGATTGGATCAATCGGTTTTTCTTTTTCAACATCTTCAGATTTATCTTCGGAATTTTTACTTTCACTTGATGTTTCATCATCATTTCCTTCGGTTTTTTGTTCTTTTTCTTCGTCTTTAATATCTTCGGATGGAGTGGGTGGAATATCTTGTTGAATATTTTCTTGAGTATATGTTTGATGTTTTGGGATATATCCAATTGCATGTCTAGAAATTATTCCTTGCATCAAATATCTTTTATAGTCATTGTACATGTCTCTATAATATTCAAATGCACTATTAATATTTTCATATTCTGGTTGAGTAATATGAATACAAATACAATTATTTTTTTCTTTCCATTTGAATCCAGGAACATCCAATATCATACAACATACATTAATAAGCAATTCTCTTTCATTTGAATCATTTATTACAATGTAATAATTTTTAGCTTCTTCCGATGTAGATAATTCACTTTTGGATATATTATATTTTTGACATATCCGTTCTAACTTTTCTTTAGCCGCATTTCTTTCTCCGCCCTTACCCTTTTCGGCTAATGCTTTTATCTTTTTTGCTAACTCTATTATTTTGTTGCGGTTCATCTTTGTATAATGCGCAGACTATACCATCATACATATCACCATTTCGTTCATCCCAATTACCCTTTTTGTTAAGAACAGTAAATTTAACTACATCAGGACAAAGTGATTCCAATTCACATTTTACAAATTCTTTTGATTTAACGCCTTTAATTCTACACTTACCAAATAATTGTTTACGCATAGTATTAACCGATAACAGATTTACCTTGACTTTAAAGTGTTCTTCAATAATATAAGCAAAGACTGCGTTATGACGAGCCAATGTAATTATAACTTGTTGTGATGTGAATCCACCAGCAAATCCACTTAAAGCGGCTTCTAAATTAATGACGGTAACATCTTTAATTAACAGATTCTTTTCCAATTCGGATATAACAAAAAAAGTTTTCTCTTTTGTTGTTTCAAATTTTTTGGTATCAATATAACCGGCATCTAAGACTTTTCCGTCTTTACTAAATGCCCAACCTGTAACTGATGTGGATGAATCTAAACCTAATATAACCATATACTAATATATAGTATATGTTATTATCCTTTATATTTTTTATTATTAAAACCCTTTACCAATGATGATAATTCTTTAGATGTACTATTTTTTCTATCTGGAACATCCGCTAAATCTGACAATCCAATTGGTTGTTTTACTCTAAATCCACCTTTATCAATTGTAAATTGTTGACCCTTTGCAGAAGGATTTGGACCAGTTGTTATAGAATCTGGTTTGGTATTGATATCTTTAGCATTAAATGCACCTCCTGAACTTTGAGATTGATATCTTTGTTCTAGACTCTTGTTTAAAGATTCTCTGTTTACTGGTGTTGGCATATATTATACTTTCTTTTTATAAATATGTTTAAATATCCCATTTTACAAAAATATTTAGTGGTAATTCACCAGTATTTTTAATTGGCATACCCAATTTAGCAACCGCAACCAAATCTGCACCACTATAAAGCCCTACTGTTGTTATATATGGAGCTAAATAAGAACCAGTTGGGTCAATTGAAGAACTATAATTAAATCCAAAAAATTCTTCTTTTATACTCTTACCACCAAATTTACCAGTTTTTTGTTCAATATAACTTACAATTTCTTGTACAGTTTTTCTAATAGACTTCGGTTCTATATACTTGAATATATCGGTTTGATTCAAATTATCATTGAAATACTTCCACAGTATGTACATATCATTCAAATTAACTTTATTATTACCATCAATATCAAAATCATAATAGTTTGATGACAATAATGAAGTATAATTGGTTGTATAACTAGATGAAATGTTATATTCTACAGAATAAAGATTAAATAGTGATTGTTCTTCATTTGTAAATGTCATATAATCCCACCAATTATATGAACCATTTACTTGATAGTTAATATATTTTAATATCAAATCTAGGTCGGTAAAATCAAAATATTTATTACCATCAATATCAAAATCAAATGTATTTGGAACTAATGATGTAGGATTTGTACTATAGTTAAATTCTCCAGATTCAATTCTACATAATACTTGTTTTTCATATAGTTTAACATTGCTCTTATATTCAATGTCATATTTAGATTGTAATGGATTAGAACGATCTTTTAATAAATTATCAAAAATAGAACCACTATTTGACAAAATAATCTTACCATCTCTATAAAATACATTTCCAATATGATAATTGGTGACTAGATCATTAAAATTATAAATATATGAATAACCATTTATGGTATCATATACGGAAGATGTCATTTCATTTGGGTTTACCAAGAATAATGGGGAACCAATTGATATTATATTATCTGTAATTGCAGTACTATATCCAAATGTTGTGTATGGATAACCATATTTTTTCTTTTTAGTAACTACAGATTTTACTTCCCATAGTGAAGTAGATAGTGATGATGTATAGTAAACAATTTGTCCTAAAGTATCAATTACATTGTCATTTGGGTTGCAATCAAATCTTTTATTAATTGTATTTTTAATATAACTAGAACTAAATTGACTAATATCTTTTGTACTGGTAGCAATCGCATTGCCTTTGTAAATGTCAACGGAATATCCTAAATTATTTGATTCTAAAATATTATCATCTCCAAATGATTTTTCTAATAAAAACCAATCAGTTGCATCCGAACACTTTTTCCAAAAATAAACTGCACCTCTATTTCGTAGAACTGTAGAACCACTCCATTCATAATAATACATGTCATTTGGAGAACCTACCATAATTGTATCTCCATAGATTGATACCGAATTACCATAATTACTTCCGCTTGGTTGACTGCCAGGAAAATATGGTTTGGTATCAATGAAATTTAATGAACCGGTAATATTTCTGTCTTGATCCAATCTATCATTTTCCACCCATTGATTTGTAGATGTATTTAATTCGTATACAAAAACTGCACTGCCTGTTGATTTATTACCAACTACTATTCTATTTGATCCACTCGGATCAATCTTAACTACACTACCATAATAATAATCCGCAGGTAATCCACCAGGAGATAATGTTTGATAATGGTTCCATACACCAAGAGATTGTGTATATATATAAGCCGCATTATTTTTACTTGATCCAACTACTAATTTGTTTTCAAAAATTGAAACCGATTCACCAAATGTAGAATATTCTAGATTGTCAAATGAATTTGTAATACTATATTTTGGATAATAAACCGTTCCAGATACATAACTACTTGAATAATCAGATAAATCGTATATATCAACACAAGAACCTGTATAAACTATAGAACCGTTAATCAATGAAAATCTATAATATGGATTTCCAATTACTACTATTGATCCGGATACATCTACAGATAAGCCATAAGAATCATCATAAATAACAGGATTCCATCCACCTAAATCAATTTCTATGTTCAATCCTAAAATAGGAACAGATGATGTATCTGCATTAATATATGTAGTGTCTACACTACTGGTATCCGCAGACAAATATCCTGGAAAATCATCCGGATTTATGTATTTATAAAATATAAAATTGGGATCGTATACATCTGTTGTTTTAGAATATTTAAATACTTCAACCGATCCTTTATTATTTAATACGAATGATCCGGATAAAAAAGATGTAGGATTTCCAACTGCTACATAATCACCGTCAGCAGCAATTGAATATCCTGTTTTTAATTTATAAATTGGATCGGTCATATATCAGTGAATTCTATTTCTTGATAAGTAGAAAAATAACTTCCACTAAGTATTAAATTTTCATTTCCATCATCTACAATTACATAATTGGCATCATCTTGATCGTCAATTATTGTTACACTATATGGAGAAATTTTTTCTCCGAAATTAATTGTTGGAATTGTGAATACATCCATTACATCTGTCAAGAGTCTATATGTAGTATCCAAATTGAAATTTTCTACACCCCATAATTGAGTTGGATTATTATATGTGTTGTAAAATAATTGTTTATTGGTATTATATACCATTCGCATATAAGTACCATCAGTATTAGTTGGATTGGATGCCGAATTATAATATTGATTTCCTACCGGGAAAAATGTGCCTGTAATGTTTAAACCACGATGATATTGAACAAAATCATCACTTTGTTGTTGTAACGCTAAATTACAATAACTATTTGTTGTAGGCAAACTTGTACCGTCACCATAATCAATATAAATATGAGATATCGATCCACTTAATGATCCAGACATCCATAATATCAAATCCGTAGCTTCAATATTTGTAGGATTCCAGAGTTTCTTAGCAACAAATGGGGTAACTTGGACATCATCTCTATTTAGACTTTTAATCATGTATCCATTAGTTTAAAAATCAAGTCTTACTCTAATCAACAATTCACTATCAAAAGTTTTTTGTGTTGGTTGACTCAATTTTGCAACTGCTACAAGTTCATTATCACTATCATATAAACCAACAGTAGTAATATAAGTCGTAGGATTATTTACGAAATCACTAATCTTGATCGCACCTCTTGCTAATACTGTACCATTTAAACTATCAGTAGTACCATTTGCAATAAATGTTGGATTGTTTGTATAATTAAAATCTTGATTCTTTACTCTTACGAAATATTGAGCAGATGGTAAATATTCGGATTTTCTTACTTTAAATGTCTTTGTTGTGCATTTAGTAATTGCTTGGAACATAGTTCTTTGATTCAATGCGTATGTATTGGTTTGATCAGCAACACTTGCGAATGATCCAGTCAAAGATACACCAACAGAAGAACTAATTGCACCTGCATTTAATACAACTGTACCTGTTTTTGGATAAAATAATCCAATGGAATTATATGTAATTACTCCACCACTTGAATATGCAGATGGAACACCGTCATTTACACTACCGCTAATGATATTATAAACGTCAAATTGTTTCTTAACTACAGAAGAATCATCGATAAATGTAAATTGACCATTGGCACCACTAATACTAAATTCAATTTGTCCTTCATCTACACGATCTTTATATTTATCAGCGGAGAAATTCAATACTACTATACCAGATCCTGTAACAGATGTAGTTGAATCGGTGGCTGTAGCTACAGTGTAATTACCTGATTTAAAATTAAAAAATGTATCGTCCGGTGTCAACAATACATTCTTATATTGATTGTAAATTGCTTGTGTTGGACGAATATATAATGATGTTGCATCGGTAATAGATGAACCAGAACCATAATAATCACCATATGTTATTGAAAAATGTGGTTGGTTTTGGTAATATACATTGTAATAATACAATCCATTTTGAACATCATATTGGTTTGAACCAGTCAATACCACTTGAGTGGATGATGTTGTAAAAGTTGATTGTGTTACTGCATAATTGCCGTCAACCCAAAATCCAGAAGAAACTGTATTGATTCTTCCTGCTACTATGTCTGTAGATTCAAAGTTTTTAAAAATCATATTTTATTAAGCGGTTAAACTGTTATGGTAACTGGAATTGTTAAACTACCACCGCTTTCATTACCAATGATAGTCAATGTTGTAGTTATGGTAGATATCAAAGCGTTATTTGGTACAAATTTAAACTTATTACCAACTACTACTTGAGAAGCAGCAGTAACTGCATCACCAGCAAAACTTGGAACAGTAGCACTTGTAGAATTAATACTATTTGTTTCTGTTACTAATAATGTTCCGGCATTCTTATTACCCAATATAGCAGTATATCCTAGTGTTGTATTATATGTTGGATTGGTACTTGGAGAAATTATAAATTCACTAGTATTCAATCTATTGGTTATAATACTTGTTTGTGCGATAGAAATTACTGGAATTGCGGTTACTCCAGATGGCAATGTTACCAACTTGTACTTCATTACTTGTGTTTCATCACTAAATGGTTCCAATACTGGTGTATTTCTTATAGCAATATCATAAAAAGCACTGCCTAGTGGATGTGTTGAATTGTATAAGTTATAGTCAATTTCATCATCCGCAAGAGCAAATGATGTAATGTTCAAAGAACCATTCTTTGCCAACAATTGTCTACCTTTTTGGGTTAAAATCGCATCAACTGTTATAGTTTTGTTATCTAGATATGCCATATAATATAAGTATATTTATCAATAAATATTATTCATTAAATTTTTCTTATGAACTAATCAATGAATTTTCAGAAACTTGTAAATTTATTTGAGTTCTTTCAATTGGTGATGAATTATCACTATTTCCTTCATCATCTACAGTCGTATATATAGTTTGGCTAGATTTTTTATAAAATGAGCCTGTTGGTGAATTGACGAAATATTGATTTGTTGAAAATCTTGAAATTCTTCTTTTCATCGAATAATGTCCTATAGGATATGATTCGGTATCAAAAATAGAAGAATTATTGTCATATGTAGCAAATAAAGATGCGGAATTGACATTTACATAAGAATATATATTTACAAATTTACTGCTAGAATTTTCTAAACTGGTATTTGGATCGATACCAAACAAATATACATTCTTATTATTTCTGTAAATATAATTACTTTCAAATTTATCAAAAAACGATCCACTAACAGAAAATGTGCTTAATCTCTTATCATAATTCAAACTAGAGAACTGGAATGTTGTGAAGTTATTAGATGTATATGATGATGGATGCATTGATGATGTCAATGAACCATACGTAGAAGATGTTAATGGAAAGTTTAGTCCATTTTTACTTAAATTAACTTGACTTGTGCTTTTATAATTTCTTTCAAAAGAAGCAGAAAAATTTCTAAGTGGTTGATATGAACTACTTAAATCGTAAGCAATAGCACTATCTATTGGTCGGTTTTGATATTTATTTCTTTCCAATAGACTTGGTTCAATCAATATACCGTCAATTACTTTACTTCTTGCTGGAAGCAATTGTGTAACTGTTTCAAAGAAAGATCCGTCAAAATAATTCTTATATAGAGTCATGAACTCTTGATATAAGACTTGTTCGGATAAATTATATTTGTTATAATTGTTTCTTAGTGTTTGTAAACTTTCATAATTGTCAACGAAAATATTGGATGGATTTCCGATTAAATCCATAATATCATATTCACCCAAGAAATTTAAAATGTCATCGTCTCTTACTTTAAACGGAGAAATATATACAGCTAATAAATTTGAATCGGTGGTTACTAAATTATTTACAACACTGGTTTCATTAGGCATCAATCTAGCTTCAACATTTTGTGTTGCTTTATTAATCTTTACATTCTTGAATTTATTAGGTCCATATTGTCCCAATTTAATGTTTTGATTGATTTCAATTTCATCAAATTGATATGGATACAAAGATGCAGATACGGTTAAACAATTTGATTGTGTAGTTGTATTTTGTGCAAAGTTATATGCAGAAGCACTATATTGTGAATATAATTTATTTGCATTTCTTACAACAAAGAATGAACTAGTGTACATATTAACTGGATAATCATAACTGTATCTAAAATACAAATTATCATATGTCGTACTGTCATTATTTGTTCTATAAGAATCAAAATTCTTACAATGTTCTATAAAAGATTCATCGTCTAATTCATGTTTCCATAGATTTATTTTGTCTATATTTCCTTGGAATAAATTTCCACCACCCGTATAGTTTCCTACATAAAGCAAACCGAAACTATTGAATGATTCATTGATTCCTTCGGTACCACTAATAATTGATTTATTATCATCAAATACAATTTCATCATTGTCAACAGATGTAACTCTTAATGAATATTGATATGGTAATTGGCCGCCAGATCCCGAATCATAACTTGCAGATAAATTGATTTGTTTAATTAATACATTGAATACATTTCCATTAAACAATGGCAATGAATCTGTTTCAAGATAGTCAGTTGGTGCTCCAGATGGAGACATATCAAATTTTAATTTTCCAAATGTATCTTTAACTTCCTTTTTGATTGATACATCCCAATTAGTTGTTTTTAACAAATAAACTTTGGTATTTTGTGGATAGATATAATCCGAATCAATTCTAAATTTAAATTCTATTGAATTGACATAACTTGATGTGCCAAATACAGGTATTATTATTGCATCACCATTTCTGGTATATTTTGTAAAGTAATATTTACTTTGATATGTGTAGGATGAATTATCTTCATCAGAAATCTTATTACCACCATATTCTTTAACATTTAATAAACTACGAGGAATTCCATAAATGTTAGATATTGTTCTAATACATTCTTCTGTTCCCTTAGTCTTGTAAATCAATGGAAGTGTCTTTAGAATTCTATTCCAAATTATCTTTAATTTATCATAATCAGAATAAGCATTTGAACCCGTCAAGTAATTAGCTTCAATAGATGAATTATCAAATGAACTAATTGGATTCCATCCAAATTGTTGTAATAAAGTATTGGCAACGGTACTTACATAACTTGATGATAGATTATTTTGAACATATTGTTGTGTTGGAAAATTCTTAATATACAAGTAAATGTTATCAAAATGATGTCCAATCATTGACAAGAATATCAAATAATCGGTATTATTATCATCCAATAAAATATATTCTGGTGTATTATTTACAAGACTATCTCTGTTATTTTTATCAAATTCAATTGCATTTTCAATATAGTCTGGATAATTGTAATTTTGTACATATGCACCATTGACAAATGATGTTGTACTACCACTTACTAAAGTGATATTTTGATACAAATATGAATCATATCCGTCAAATGAATTGAAAATTGTATTTAATTGTGATTGATATCCATTTACTTCTTCTGCATATGATGCGCTAATGAATGGATAGGAAGTTAATAATGTATATGATGACGCACTATTTGCAGCAGAAGCAGATAATGTAGTCAATATAGAATTAATTGATGTATTAAGTTGATTAATCGATGTTACTTTATTTAAAAATAACTTAGTTCTTAATTCTGCAGAACTGAATACTATAAAGTTAGAAAAATTTGAATAATCTACGTTAAGATTGTTTAATTTCTTATAAAATTCTACATCATTCTTTGTAGTATTATCTAACTTTAAATCATTAGAATTTTGATAATTTACAGGTGAACTCTTATAAGAATCAATAGGCACTTTAAAATTTGGTCCAGATATTTTAAAACTTCTTTTAACAACTGGAACATTAATTACAAATTTTTGAATTGTTGGTATCAATGATATATTTGAAATCCAACATCTGTCTCTTAATGAAACATCTAATGGTAATTCATTGAACAATTTTACAATAATATTTGTATTACCATCTTCTTCTACGAATGTATAATTTAATATTGTATAAAATGTATCATTGCCAAAATTCAATGCATTCTTCAAATATGCATACAATTTTTTATCGTGATAAACTTGAACTGTATCAACAACATTTGATATAAAATTTGTAAAAAACAAATCATTGATGAAATTTTCAACTTGTGTTGTCAATTCAATATTACTTGTATAATATGAATTTAGTTGACTCAATCTAATTGATATTGACTTTTGAACAATATATTTAAATTGTGTTTTAATCTGTTCAAATGAATAAATTGACTTGTAATATGTATACAACCAATCTTTAATATAATTTTTAGCACCTTCAAAACTATTTTCTATCAATTGTCCGTTTTGAGAATTAACAAATGGACGATTAAAACCATTGTATGTATCGTCTAAAAATGCAAGTATATCTGCATCTGATTTGAATCCAAAATTAGTTCTTAATAGTGTAAAAATTGCTTTATTGTTGTTAATTAATGTATCACTATTTTTATAGATTTGATATGAATCTAAAAAGTAATTGAACAGTGGAATGGTGTCTCTGACTAATACTGCTTTTCTAGCAAATGCTTGATATTGAAGATTTACAAGTATGTTTTCTTCTTTTGTTAAATCTAATTTAAATGAAGGTGTTAATTTTACTTCTCTTCTACTTGGAGAAATTTCTTTAATATAAAGTTGATAATCAGGATTACCGGCGACATTTCTAATGAAATTATAGCTTGCAACATGGTTACCTGAATTAATATTTGAACCGGAAAAATCTTGAAGTGTACTTAATAATATATTTTTATTAAATGCAATCGTATAACTGCTATTGTATTGTTTATAACTGTAATTTAAAGTATTATTATCAACGTCTTTATAAGTTTTATTTAATACAGTATATGTGACAGAAACAGGTAAATATTTCCATACGTTAATATTACCTTCGATGTCATACACACTAAATTCAATAATATCTTGTTCCGAATTACCAAAATAGTATTCTTGAAATGGTACATCGTTAAATGTATCCAAATCATTTTGTAAAAAGTAAGAACCACTATTTAATGATCCACTGTTAGATGATATTGTTGGAAATGGAAATGCCATAAATTATTCATTTTCAGATTTTAAATTAAAAGGAAATTCGTTAGAAAAATCTTCAGGTTTATTTCCTTGCTTTAATTTAATTCTTAATTCTATGATTAAATCTCTTGCTGCACTTAATTGCGACTTGGATGAATCGGACTGTACTTCGTCAACCAATTGATTTAATTTTTCTTTCAAGTCTTGATTTTCATATAATACTTTATTATATTCAGTTAAGAAAGTTTGATCAAATACTTGTTTTTGAATTATAGGTTCTGTTTGTATTTCAGTAATACCTACATCATATAAATTTTCAATTTCATCTTTTTTATAATTAAAATTTATCAATTCAAATGCAATATATTGTTCATTTGCTTCACTTGAACTAATATATAAATTTACATTACCAAATTCATCAATGTTATTAGTGAATTGGCCTGTTAATAAAAAGTCATTGATTTGTGATTTTATACTCATCTTGATACTTTAAATATGTTTCCGTTATCAAATATTACGATTTCACCGTTAATTTCTGTTTTTATTAAAATTCTATAATATCTTTCAACAGGTAAACCAGTTGTATCTAGTCTGAAATAATGAATTGCACCATCACAACTTAATTTTGTATAATCATCAAAATCAATTACAAAATTTTCACTTTCATTGTCTTTAATCGCATAATAAGAATCAGAAGGTAATAAACTTGAACTTAAATATTGACTTTGTTGATATCCTTTAACAAAATTCTTTAATGGTGATTTTTCTCTCGCAAATATGTTTATACGAGGTACACTTCCAAATTTGTATTCTCTACCCACATTCTTAATAACTACTGTATATGGATTAAATCCTGTTAATGGTATTAAACTACCTGTAGAATATGTGCTGTCATCCCATTGAACATCTAAATATGGTTGATAAATAGTATTAGTTTCTTTACTGAAGAATCTTATACTAGAATTAACATCATTTGATTGAATTAATTCAAGTGAACTTATTAAAATGAATCCATTGTTAGGAATACATCCACAAATCCAACCTTTAACTATTGGAGTAACATCCATGTAAATATCGGATGTACTATAAGAATATGATTGTGAACATATTAATGAACTGCCGCTCAATGAAGATGAACAAAATGATGATATATACTTTGATCCGCTAGAAATATTATAAAATGATGATGATGTGCTAGAAGTTGGTTGTAAATAAGTTGATGGTACATTATACAACCATGTAGCTCCTCCATTTTGGAATGATGCAGATCCTAAACTTGATGTTAAAAGATAATCACTGAAATCATAAGTTTCTGTAGATGACGTAGGTGAATACCACAAACTAGAAGTATTTTGTGTAGTATTATAATACCAACTAGCACCAAAACTACCTAGTCCTTCAGTGTCATATCTTCCTATACCCATATCCCAACTTTTGCTAATTGGATACGCATAAATTTTATAATCTAATGGTACTTCACTTGTAGAAGATGCCTTTAATTTTAAGAAAAATTTAGATCCATTATTTATATCTCCCGTCAAAAGGGAACTTGAAATTGCAGTTAAATCAAATTGAATCAAAATTCTGCTAAATTCTGGATCATTAGTAAATGTTGTAGTAGGATTGTAAACACTCTGTGTTCCTTGTAAAGTTCCATTTATACATCCATCGAAATTAACTAACGATCCACTAGCAGCAAAAATTGAACCAGTAAAAGATCCTATTATACTACCACTTATACTACCAGTAACTGAACCGTTATAATTAGTTAAACTCGATGTAATCGGAATTCCAGCACCATATGTTCCTGATACATATCCATTATAATTTGTTGAAGTAAATTGAGATGATCCACTAATGTATATATTTGATGATTCCGTAGAACCTGATAGGTAACTTCCAGAAATATTTCCTGAATAGTTTAATACATCAAATGTAGAATAACTACCAGAAAGACTTGCAGAACTGTAAAAAGTTACATTGGTTACTAATTGATTTTGTGCTTTTAATTCTAAAATTTCGTCAATTCCAAAATTTTTATCGGCATAACCAGTTTCGTTAGTTATGAATGTGTCTTGTTTTGGAAATATAAATGTGTGCATACTCTATTATATAAATATAAGTATGAAATTTATAAGACTTTTAATGATAAATTTATTAAATTACTGCACCTCTAATATCATTATCTGGATATTTGACTTCAAATACCGATGGATCTAATGATGGATATATAATCTTATTATGAGTTGCTTCTGATAAGTTGTATTCATGTGGAGAATAATCCCCATCATTTTGAGTAAGATTTTTAAATTTTACTTCCGCAATTGACTGTACGCCTTCAACTTTAGCTAATTCTAATTCAAATTGATTAGTATTAATTGGTTGATTAAAATACCATTTGTCAATATTAAAGAAATCTTTTGCTTTTTGAAGACATTGGTCCAAAACTTCTTTTTTATTGAAATTATTATATACTACTATCTTAAAATCTATTCCTATATTAATGATATATCCATCAATAATATTAACACTATCCGAAATAATTTTGTATTTTTGTAAATATTGTCTGATATTGTAAACTAATGCTTCATTTGTTTGTGTCAAGTTTTTATTTGAATTGTAACTCAAAACATATAAATTTAAACTAAATGGATTAGAAACATCAAAATTTACTTTTCTAAAGTTATTTTCTAAACTATTATTGATCAATGTTGTTTGATTTTCATTATTTACAAATCCGTTTAATAGTGTTTGATTTGTAGAAATTGATAAATCTGAATTTGGTATTACCATTACTTTTGCAATTGAACCAAATCTTGGTGGTATTGAATATATTCTAGAAACATAATCGTCAACAGTAACTGTTCTATTTTGAGAACCAAAATTAGCCAAAGCATTTTGTCTTATTTCTTCTACACTTTCTTCATTTTGTCCACCAATCGCAGGATTAGGATTGGATATTCTTAATGAATTTTTAACTGTAGTTAATAATGAATTTTGTGACGGTGTTAAACCAGTGGTATCATTCAAATATGTAACTGAAGATATATTTTTGATTGTATCCGATGGTGAATTTGATAACAATCCACCCCCAACCAAATATTGTACAGTTAACACTGTATTTGATGGCGCTTGACCCAATGTTTCGGAATTTAATAGTTTACTAGTATCATAATTTAAATTCAAATTATTGATATTTTGTAATCCTACACCAACCAATTCGGAATTTGGATAAATTACTTCATCAGAAGTCGCATCTGTACCAGCACCAAATTCAAGATATGTTACATTATTCGCAGTAACATTTACAACAAACTTTCTTGATGTTTTTAAACTTTTAATTAATTTTGGAACTTCAGATGAATATTGAACATATGTGTTATTAGTAAAATCAGTATTTTCTGTTTCAGTAAAAATCAGATCTTGTGCCAAATAATCAACTTCATACCATTTATTATTATCACCATCTCTTACATCAATTATGTCTACAACATTAAGTTCAGACAATGATATTTTATAAAATGGCACAGAAACTCCAACAGTAAATGATTTGGTTGTAATCTTACCTGCAATAACTTTTGCAGATTTCTTTAATAAAAAAAATTGTGGTACACCATAATTGTCTCTTGAATAAACAGTAACTTCTCTGGGAGAAAACTTGCTATCAAGAGAAAAATCAATAGGATCGGTTGTAATAAAACTTACTCCACTTTCATTAGAAACTTCCATATACTCTCTTATTTTGAGAGCGTAGTTATTATCCGGAATATAATTATTATTCGAATCCTTAATAGATGGAATTAATTGATATAAATCAATATTTGTAGTAGAAGATTTAGTTGGTTTTGTTTTGTAACCAAGATAATTTGCTAATGCGAGAACATTTTTTCTTTCTTCTGCAAATGGCATTAAACTTTCTTTAAATTGATAATCTGTATAATATGAAAGAACATCTCCAATATATGATGCCATTTCAATAAACATCATACCAGGAGATGCTTCACTAAAATCTTTATATGTTCTTGGAAAGTATGTTTTTGAATATTCAATTAAAGATGTTTTAAAAGAAGAAAAGTCTCTATTAAGATACTTAATTTCTCTACGGGAACTATTAAAAGACTTTTGTATGATGTCTGCCATAATTATATATTATTTTGACTAATTCTCAAACTAAGTGTATCCGTTTGATTATTAATCGTAAATTGTATTTTTATATATAATATATAACTATCTGTAAGTTTATTTTTTTCTTGATTTGCTATGTTAATATCAACTTTATTTACTATTACGCCTGGTACATAATTTTTAACTTCGTCCGTTATAATCTGTTTTATTATATCAGGAGATTCTTCTATATTTTGTTCAAATAAATACTCTTGCAATCCAGAACCAAAGTTTGGATTCATTCTACGTTCACCTTTTTTGGTTCTTAAAAAATTAGTAATGTTGGATTTTACTTGAGTTAATGTATCATAACTCTGTTGAAAATATCCATTTTTACCAATTTGAAGAGGTAATGTTAGTCCTATTGGATTCATATTATCCCATTGATACCATTCCAGAACCTACACTTCCGGATTGTTTCTTTTTATCTACTGCTTTCATTAAACTTCTAAAATCCCTATTAAGAACATTCATCACTTTACCTTGTTCTTCTGTTACAGGAGCAGCTGGTTGTGGTGTTTCTACGGATTCATTCATTTGCATACCAGCAAATGTTTGTGATTTAAATGAAGAATCAAGGCCAGCCATTGAACCTTCACTTGGTATTTTAACTACTGTTTGATTCAAAATATCATTTAAAATTGGGTTACTTGAATACTTTTTAATTTCTTTTGGCTTTTGAACCGATTCTTTTACTACAGTTTTAGTTAAAATTGTCTGTTCATTAGATTGAATTACATTGGATTGATTGCCTGCCAATATTTCCGTTAATACTTTTGGAATTAAAGTAGGTAATGTTTTATTCAACTCTTCTTTAATCACAGATCTAATTAGTTCTTTTAATTCATTACTTTTCATACTCTATATAATTATCATTAAATATTACCTATTGTATTATTTATTTTGTTATTTATTGAAGCTGGGTCAGGTAACTTTGGTATTTTTACGACTTTTACACGTTTTCCTATTGTTTGTCTAAGTTTAGATTGAGTTTCAATTCCTGCCGTTTTCCCTACATATTTACCAACACTTGAACCAACACTTCCTAAGTTTGATCCTATAGTATTTGCAATTTTATTTGTAGGTAAATATCCACCAATAGCAGTTCCCAATTTAGAACCAACCGATTCTCCAACTTTTGATCCTACATAACCACCTACTTTTTCACCAACACTACTATCTAACACGGTGTTAATCACACTTCCTACTTTTTCGTTTACTGTTATTGATTTACTTTCTACTTTTCCAACTACATCTAACGGAGTTGATCCTATAACTGATGTAACTTTGTCTGTCGCTTTTCCTGTAAAACGATCTATACTTTTATCTTTTAAATTATTGGCATCAAAATTATAAGGACTATAATCTGATACATTTACTAATCCATCCGTCTTTTCCGTAATTGTATTAGAAACCATACCAACTTTTGATGTTACTCCTCCTGTAATATTTTCCGCTTTATTTAAAATGTTACCTGCAATATCAGTTGTTTTACCTATAACACCCCCCGTAACACTATCAACTTTTGATACTACATTACCTGCAACATCATAAACTTTAGATGCTGCATTTCCTAAAATGCCCGTATCAACTCCACTCAAAACATCTTTCGTAAAATTACTTACTCCGCCAATAGCACCCCCAACAAAATTACCGGCAGTATCACCAATCGAAAGTTGTGTTTTTGATGCAAATTTATCTATTGATCCACCTACTTTACTGGAAACATCGGATTTTAACGCAGTAACAAACTTCAATCCATTAGATCCTTCGGTTGGAGCACCAGATAAAGCAGGATCAATGTCAACAAATGATTTTAATTTATTAATCATAATTAAATTTCTTCATATTGAATTTCTACTGGACCTTCTCGTCTTACTTTTCCTTTAAATGTTCCCGGCAATCCTTGACCTGATACTATATTTACAGATACTGGTGCAGTTGCATTTTTAAATCCTTCTGGCATTATACCATCTGCGCCTGGCGCATAACCACCACCAGTAACGAATACTCTTCTACTCATTAACTTGTCAAGATTGTCTCTTAAAAACTTTAATTGTTTATCTTGAACCGATTCTTGAGTTTTATTTGGATTTGCATTACCAGTTTTTGGATGTGTATGATTATACCAATGAACGTGATTTAGTAACCAATTACATAAATCATATAACCAATCTACTGTAGTTTGTCCTAATAATACTGGTTCATTTGTTTGACCATATTGTCCCAAATAAATTGCAGGACTATTAAATACTGTTTTATTATTGGTAGTCATTACAATTTGATCATGTGCATCAACTGTATATTCACTATCAGTTACGATTCCATATCTTTCTTTTGAAAAGTGTAATGTTTCACCAAATCTACTGCTTAGAATCAATCTATCTGTATTAATTACAATTTGATCGCCTTTTAAATTTTCTATATCAAAGTTATATGCAGTAGAACCTTTTGGTGAAAATAGTGGTTGTTCTTCTTTTCCCTGTTGAAATATAGATTTATAACAAGTTGTTCTCCATTTAGATTTAGTCAATCCAGATGTAATGTGAATAGAACTACCATCGTGATTAATATCTTCATCAATTAAACCACCAACATTTTTTTGCGAATCTATAATTGCAGGAATTGGCGGCAGTTTTGAACTATCAGATATAGGTTTATCCAATGATAATTTTCTCTGTCTATTTCTAATTAAAACCATTGGGTTACCACAACCTTCATTTGATTTATTTACAGTGGGATCGCCTTTATAATCAGAATAAAAACCTTTATCATTATCTCTTATATCATCATATGCAGAAAAACGAATTGATTGTCCATGACGACTTTCAAGAACAGTATCTCCTTCGTATCTTCTCAATTTTCTAATTTTTGAATTTGCTAAGAAATATGAACCAAGTACTCCTTTTACTTGATTGTTTGAAATTTTCTTAAATGAATTCAATGATAATGGACCCTCGACAGATTCGGTTTTTAATCCGTCTTCTGATACTAAATCTTTATTTCCATCATTATTACCATAAAATTTTTCAAGTCGAAAATTAGATTCTTGATTAATAAATCCATTTAAATTTAATTTTCTCGTATAAAATAATTTATCCAAATACTTTACAACAATTACTACTTCATTTAATAATGGATATTCTACTATACCAGTAGATTCCATTGGAAATGCCCATGACAACTTTTCTTTTTCCAATCCTTGTTGTGAAAAACATAATCTTACTCTACAAGCACCTATATAACTGTAATCTATATCTTTTTGATTAGGCAATTCATTTTTATAGTTTGCTGGTATATTTCTAATATCCACCAAATGTCTTTTATTTACTATTTCGGAATGTGTTTCATCCAAAATTACATCCAACACAATTGCTGGTTCCAATTCATAAAATTCATTCGCAGAGGTTGTAGTTGTTTGATTTCCAACCGACAAACCAATGTTATTTAACTGTCCAAAACTAATAGGAGAAGATTTTATATTAAAATATGGCATATTATTTCTTTATTTCAATTGGTGTATTCATCGTTTCTGTAATCTTTCCTACTTCAGCCATTAATTGTTGTCTTTCTTCTTCTGATAATCCACCTACTTCTTCTGCACCTTTATTATCGTTACTTACCAATCTTTGTACTATTGCAGCTAATTTAACTAATTGTTCATCGTTTCTCACACTTACATCCAAGTAATCTTTTATAAGAGGAACGATGACAATAGCATCATTTGGTGTTTTAATCATACTTCTGAGATCAGATACCAAAATATCAATTTGGTCTTTTTTCTGTTCAGAATTGATTACTACATCCTTAAGTAAGTTTGAATATTTCTTACCTTTATACAATTCAAAATCTAAATCCATACCTATAAATAGATATGGATTTGAATAATTACACTATCAATTTAATTTACCTCTATCTAAATAAGATTGAGCAATTACTTTTTGGTAACTCTTCATTTTATTTATTACTTTGGTAATTTGTTGTGTCTTACATGACGAAATTTCTCTAATATAGAGATACAATGCTTTTTTATTAAATGCATCAATTCTATCACAGTTTCTAAACAATTCTATTACTGCATTAGCAATATTTAAATCTCTTTGTTTAGTAAAAATACGACCAACATTTCTTTCCCAATAATCAACCATCAACTTAAGAAATTCATTGGTTTCTACATCTTTATGATGTGCATCAACTGTCTGTAAACACACTGAAGATTCACTTGGAGTATCTGCAATGTTTACATGTTGATTGTATTTTTTATAATTACCGTTATTATGAAAAATGAGATAGTTTTTAGCAACTATACTAAAATAACTGAATGCTTTTCCTTTACCTTCTTCAAATTTATTCATGTTAGAAACTAAATGCGCAACAGTTTCTTTTTGAATTTCAATTGGACTATTATCAAAATATGTAAATTTGAATGTGTTGAATACATTTTCTACCAACTTTTCAAATGCATTCTTAATATGAGTTTCGTAAATATGATTCCTAATATTTTGATCTTCTTCTCTATTGTATTTAATAATATACATTTCTGTATCTTTAGTAAAGTACATCTTTTCCGTAGATTTCTTCTTAGGAGATTCTGGTTCTACATAAGGTTCTTCAATGATAATTTTAGGTGTTTGTTTCCTAATATTTTTTTCCTTTTTAACAGGAATAACTTTTTTCTGTTTTTTAACTTTGTTTATAACCATTTTCTTTTTTTGTTTAGTTGACTTTACTGAGATTTTTTTATTAAGACTTTTTACAACTTTTTTCTTAACATCTCTTTTTTTTAAAACCTTTATTTTTTTCTTGGATTTTTTCATTTAGATTTTTCTTTGACAAGTTCAATCAATTTTACTATCTCCGAAAAAACAAAACCAACATCGTCATCTTTTTCAAAAATTTGTTTATCGTCAATTTCTTTTAATTTACGATATGTATTTTCAACCAAATTTTTGTATTGAACATTCCATTGTTGCATTGTTTCGATTACATCCAATAAATCATTCATTTTAATAAAAAAATAAATGTTTGCGCATATTGAAACCGTCAATACTACTGTGAGTATTATTATTAGTGTTAACATAAATCAATCATAATCCGAACCGTCACCATTATCAAGATATTCTTCCATAAATGATATTGCTTCATTCACTAAATCCCAATCTTGGGTTTTTTCTGCTTCTTTGAGAATATCCAATACTTCTTTTATATCAAATTCATCCATAATATTTTAATAGTAAACTGATAATTAAATATATCGTAAAAATTTCTAAAATCAAATAATTATTACTATTTAATTAATTTTAATTTAAAAACTGAAATGATTTGGTTTATAACTATTATCAACTACTACTTCTTTTATTACTTCTTTTTCAATAGGTACTTCTCTAATCACTTCTTTTTCAATATGTACAGGAACTTCTCTGATAATTTCTTTTATTATCTGTCCATCTTTAACTTCTTGTGTAGCTTCTTCTTTTGCTTGTTCAACTATTTCTTCTAAAGTTGGTTCTTTTTCTGGAGTTTCTTCTGTTTTAACAATAGGTTTAACATAAATTGCATCTCCTAATGTTGTATTATAAGCCAATAATAAACAAATTGCAAGTGGGTCAAATACTGATATAAGACAAATAATAAACCACTTTACTACTTTATTAATATCCACACCAAATTCATCTGCTACGAATTTAAATGTTTGTAAATCCTTTTGACCACCACTTTTTATCTTGATGTCTGATATTTGTTTGTCTAATTTTTGTATTTCGTCAACGGTAGATTGAATTTTATTATTTTCTACATCTATATCTTTTTCACTCTTATCAATAAATTCTTTTGTAGATTGTTGTATTTGTGCCAATTGAATTGGATTACGACTTATGATAACATTGGTTATACTTTCATTTAATCTATTTTCTTGACTTACTCTTAATTTAGTAATGTTTTCTATTCTTTTCTTAGCATCACTTATCTTATCACTATACATTTTTTTCTGATCTTGTATGTAAACAATCTTTTCTTCACTCAATTTATTTTCAATCGCAGATTGTTGATATGCAGATGTCAAATAACCAAAAATACCAAGTGATGTAATGAACATCAATGCTACAACTGCTAAAATAAGATATGTTTTCAATAACAATTGTGATCTTTTCCAGTATCTATATAAAAATGTAGTAGCTACTAATTTACCAATTTCAAGTGAACTAGCCATAATCATTGATGCTATAGCAGATCCACTAAACAACATACCAATACCAATTATACTAAAAAATGCAGCACAACTCGCTATAAATAACGAAGATAAGCCTACGATTCTTTCAAAAGTGAATTGTGTTTTCATACTGTATATATAGTCAAAAAAGAAAAAACCCTCTACCGTTTATAACAATAGAGGGTATATAATAAATATATAACTAATTATTTAATCGTAACTTTTCTTACTTCTGGAACCGCAGGTTTTACTTTATTTAATGTAATTAAAAGAATACCGTTTTCAAATGTAGCAGATACTGTATCTTTTTCAATATTATCTCCTAAAGTAAATGATCTACGAAAACTAGAACGCTTTAATTCTCTTCTAATATATTTTCCACCTTGTGAATCTGTAACATTTTTACTTTTTCCACCACTTACAGTAAGTACATTTTGTTCCACTTCAACATTTACATCTTGTTTACTTAAACCTGGAACTTCAGCTTCTATAACTACTTTATCACTGTAATCAACGACATCTACTCTTGGATATGAACCTTTTTCAAAAAAGTCTGCGCCAAAATCTTGACTAAAATTAGGGGCATTTGCTTTGAAAAATTCATCAAAAATTTGATCAAATGGAGTTAAAAACTCATCACGATGAACTGCACGAAATAACGGATTATTTTGATATTTTACTACTGACATATATATTTTTCCTTTCTTAAATGGTCTATTATAGACCCATTTTCATGTATTCTTTTTGGGACATACAAGGATAACTGTTTTAGTCATCTAACTTATATATATTAACTTTTTAAGAAAAATTCAAAAAAATTATTAAATTGGATTGGGTGGCAAAAAATTATTTTGTGTATATTCACTTATATAACGATCTTTAAATCGTATACCAGCATATGTTTCGTAATCTTCAATCGTTCTTACATTTCCAAAATTATAAATTGAATCAATCAATTTGTCAAAACCATCCATACCAAATAATTTCTTATGTCTATTTGTAGAATCATTATCTAATTTACTCCAATCACTTCCTTCTATAATATGATCATCCCAATGTTTTGGTCTTTTTTCTCTTGTATAATAATGCCATGCAATAATTTTATTTGGATGATATAAATCATATCCATGTGTATACGCTCTTACACCAATATTAGTTTCTTCACCATAAAAATAATAATTGGAATCATGTTGCACTAATCTACTAAATTCACCGTCTGTAAAAGCAAAATGTCCGCTGTAAAATCTTGACGGTATTGGATTATCATATGTTTCGGTTAATGGTTCAGGAATAAAAAACATTGGACCTTCATCCATGAATTTTTCCAAATTCATTTTCCAAACTTCTTGTAAAAATTCTTCTTTATCCGGATCATAATGTGGCAAATAACCAGTGATCAATGGTTTATCACTTCCCATTTCTTTACATTGATTATACATTTCAATCAATTGTTCATCCCAATTTTGGATAAATCTATGATGTGAATCCAATTGAAGTGTATATTCTTCACCGTTATATTTTTGTTGAATTAAATTTCTAGCCCAACATACACCTTTACTTTCAACATATGGATTGTCAATATATTCAATTAAATGTTTGATGGGTTCTAAT